TGACCACCATGTCGGTGTTGAACACCGAGGGATACCCGTAGCCCTGGCGGATCACCTTGGCGGCGGCGGGACCGCCGATGGACACCACGTAGGCGACCTGACAGTCGCCGATCAGCTGGGCCCACAACCGCGCCAATGGGCGCAGACGAGGCACCTGTGAGTGCCACTGACGATGATGACCGAAGGGGATTCTACGTCAAAACCGTTCCCAAACCCATCTGGAAAGGTGATGTCATGTTGGCAGCCTTTGCACAGCATTTGGGAGCGGATGTTACCACCTCACTCGATACCAGTAAAGCTTATAACCCTCATAGGCTGGCGGAATTTATCCGCTGGCTTATGCGAGCGGCTGGAGCCACCAGGATAGTCCAAGATCTTAAGAAGTTGGAGGAGCCATCTCCGCTTGACTTGGTCTGTCTGTTTCCGTCCAACACGGAAGTGGCAGCTTTCCGAGAACTCCTCCCTCGATTGAAAGTCGATGGATTCCGTAAGGAGTTGAAGGGGACGGACGAAGCGAGAGCTCGTTCGATCTACGAGACCGAGTTGAGCGCAGCTCAAGTGTTTTACGGCGGCGACATGCTCTATTACTACTCACCAGGGGAGTTGATGGACATGTTCGCTGACCATCCCAACATCAGAAGCGGGCTCATCCTTTACGCTGCGTGCAGAAATTTCAGTTCGGAACCGGGATCTTTGTTTCTGGATCGGTACCACTTTCCCTCGCGGGCGGGTGGGAATATTCAGTTCAAGGTGAAAACGACCGTTCGAGAACCTGTGCTCCGCAAGGATGGGCAACCCAAGAAAGTGTGGGAGAACAACGACCTCGGGAAGCAATATTGGGTTGCTCTCAACCGTTGGAAGCAGCTGGGTAGTAAGGGAAACGCCCCTGAAAGACCTGCGGAGAGACTCGTTTACCGCGAAATCACAAAATGGGACATGCAGACCGTGCCCGTTTTGGAGACCGGAGCGATCGACATCATCGAGGGCCATGGGTCCGTTGATGCTCGAGGAGTTCTCACGTATTTTGCCAGCACTTCCCCCGGCGATTCTCAGTACGTTCATGAGGTGAAATCAGAGCCATATTTCACCCATTCCGTCATGGGGATCACTCAAAATGGTAAGCACTATGAGCTGCAGATCCATTTTGAATGGAGCTGTTGCACCATGAACCTTCTTCGTTTGTTTTTCCGCGAAGTTGATGCACCAGTTCAAAGCGTGGCATATGACAGAGAGAGTCCGTGCTACGTCAAAGGGGGCGTGATTCCCACTTTGTTCTCCCCGCTGCGCATGAAGGCCCGTGGTATGGATTTGTCGGATCCAAACGCAATCCAGACCTTGGTCGAGTTCGGCCAAAGGCAACTTGTGCAGCAATTGGGAAAGGCCAACTATGAGAAGTTGACTAAGTACCATGATCTCCTCCTCACTGCGCTGGATAGGACAGTCAGTGATGCAATTGCGCTCTCCAGAGTGCATTTGGGTGACTTTCCAGTTGACGGCACTTACGTCCAGGTCGCGTTGAAACACGCGGCACAGGAAGTGGTGGCGAAAACAGGAATGCCCCCAGGAGTCGCCGAGGCGTATGTCCGCCTTACCAAAAGACAGACGCGAGCAGAGTTTTTTGTCGAAGTGATCCGTATCATCATGGATGCTGGCCGTTGGGTCAAGACCAAGGTGGAGGGATTGTGGAACAAAATTTTTGGCACGCTCAATTTGCCGGAACACGTATTCAGTTTGGTGAAACGCTTCATTGATGTCCCAAGAGAAATCAGGAGGTTTTTGGCCAAGCTGGATGGTACCCTTGGATGGCTTAGGAACCAGATTCTTAGGACCATGACGTGGGCCAGCACATACCCGAAAGCCGTGAGAGTTTTCGAGGAAGTCACCAGTTTCATGTGGTGTTTCACCGTCGCTGTGGGCGAAGAGGCCATAAAACGAGCGGGACCTTGGTGGGTGCCCGTCATTATGGTCATGGTGGAGCAAGCTTTCGTCAGTCTCGAGTTTGTCTTGGCTGAGGAAGTTGGAGCCGCAGAAATCATTGAGCACTTTCTCGGGGCATTTGCAAGAGGCCTGGCCCATGGGCTGCTTCTGGCTTTGCCGTACCCCGTTGCTGTCATTCTGCATGCCTTGCATAATTACTCGCTGACAAAACCTTGGTTTACGAGGGTTTTGGACGAGTTGCGCATGGAAGATTGGAAGCAAACTCTCGACGTAGAGTTGGGAGACGTGGCACCCCGCGTTCCCCACACACAGCCCGTGAACATGGTAGAGCAGTCTAAGATATACACGCTTGGTCCGGATGGAACAAAACATTATATCAAGGATGACGACCAGTTTCTCTACGAGACAGCTATCCCTGCTGATTCAGTCAAGCCCATTGTTCTCGATTCTGATGCCAGGAAGTTGTTGGTGAAGCCAACAGGTACTTTCTTGGACATGGTCGTCATTGAAGTGGCGCGGCTGAACAAGCCTCTCCCTTATAGGGCTCAGCCTGCCGCTTGGGCGGAGGCGCAGCTTGTGATGGATGAATTGTTTGTTCAACCATTGAAGGACGAGAAGGGTGTGTTTAGAGCGTTGACCCCAGACGAGCTCATCACTTACATCTACCAGAGACCCTGGACTGAGTCGCACAAGGACGAGACGGTTCAGCAGATTCGTAAGTGGAAAACAGGCCAGAAACTCAAAGGACCTGTGAAGGTGACCCCCAAGAAGGATGAGATCATCCCAAATCAGCCCACTCTCGCAGCGGACGGCGGGGTGGCAACCAAAACAAGACCAATCACTCCAAAGGCGGATGCTGATGTTCCAGGCATGGCCGTGGCTGTTCCTCTGAAGTACTACGTAGGAGGCACCCGGAGATGGGCCGTTAGCGGCTCAGACCCTACCTTTATGCCAACAAAAGACCCGATTCCCGGAGTGTTCACTTTTTCAACAACATACGTGCCGAACCCGCGATCTGATTCTCTTGGTAAGTGGATTACTGAGAATTGCAAGATTTGGGGATTGCACATCATCATGCACGGTGATGACCATTACGCGCTTTACGTGTGCCGAGAAGGCCAGTGGCGCGCTTGTGCCATCGACATGGTGAGTTGCGACCTCACGTGCGCGGAGTTGTTTCAAAGAGCTTTCATGTGGTTCGTGAATGAGTTGTCTGATCATGCGACAGACGACATCATGGATCTTCAGTTTCGTAATCTCACAGGTAGGTTCGAGCTGAAGCACAACGATCCTCGCGTTAAGGAACGCATGTTCGTCGATAAGAATGAACCGACGACGAACACCGGAGAAGGCTTGACTTCCTTGAAGGCTTGGTTTGGTCAACAGAGCGCCGGATTCAGTGTGGTGAAGGCATGCTGGGTCAACGGTGATTTTGATCCGCGTCGCTACAAGACAGCAGTGCAAACTGTCTGGCGACAGCTCGGGTTCATCCCGGAATTTGAAGAAGACAAAAAGGGCGACGTTTGGCATGATGTGTCAGCGTGCACTTTCTTGGGCGGTTTTTTTGTGCCCCAAGTGATGCAAGGTAGCCAGGAATTTTACTGGTGCCCCAACAAAGTGCTGAAGTCATATTTCATTTTCCCAGATGTGAACGCAATATATGGTGATAAGTTTCCCCTCCAAAAGCACATGCTCGTGCTGACATCCGATCCTGACATGGATATTTCTCCGGTTTCAAGAGAATTGAAGTCATGGTATAAGAGGTGTGCGCAGGCGGCATTTGGGGACGCTTATTGGGATATGTACTCGGAAGCTTTGAAGAAGTTCATGAGTTACTATCGTCATTTTGATCCATATGTGGCCGAGCAGTGGCAACAAAAGAAGGGTCTTGTTGTCACACCCCTATCCGATCTCAGTTTCTACCCCGCAGCGGACCGGCTGTGTGTTAGGAACGGATGGGC